GCAGTAGGGGATTTTATATATTAAAATTAAAATTTTAGGGTGGTATATTGTGTACAATTTAATTGTATGTTTTTGCGTTTTCGCTAAATTGTGTGAAAACTGTGTGAAGATTTGTTTACGAATAATATGATTTTTTCAACCTAAAATGAGGGGACCCCCCTACATGTTCTATATAGGATTTTAAAATGAGTGTAGCATATATAGTACACTAATTCACTGTTTCTACACAAAACCCATTTTATGTGATATTTATATTCACTTACTCTTCACATAATCTTCACACATTGACTCCTCGTATCTTTATAATATATAGTAGGAAGGTGTATATATATATCATTATATATATATTTTATGATATATATACACCTGGGGGTAGGTGATTATTTTGGTAAAATTAGTGTAGCAAATATGTTACACTGATTTTTTTTTTGATGAGTAAGGGTGTGGGGGGGGTACCCCTGTGAGCACGAAGCTCTCAACCAATTTTTAATATTTTAAAACTCACAGCTCATCATAGAGATTTACGGTGAGTTAGAGATACATAACAACATACGCCACAGTGGGATTGTTTACGATAAAAGTTACTTTAGCCTATACGGGGAGTCTGAGGGGTGAGTATATGTCAGTTAGAGTGTGTATGGCTCTAGGTGCTTAGTACTTAATCTGTCGGGTGCTATAGCCCATAGGGGAGGTGGTGGGACGTTAACCTATCTCGCGTGTGTATAGAGATACAGCGATACAATCTTCTTCTATTGAATACACACACACCAGAGGAACGTAGAGCTTATAGCTCTACGTCCTCATTATCTAGTCCTAGAGAGTCTAAAACATCATCTAGACCATCTAGGCAGAAGTCAGTACCCTCATCAGGTCTATCTCTGAATAGGTTTTCATAGGACACACCAGCACCTAGGTCTACCCAGTCACCTTTATAGGAAGTATAACCATAGTCTTCTGGAGTGTTACTGTAGATAAGCTGATTCTCTAGTACGAGCTTGTCGCAGTTAGGGCAGAAGTTGTCTCTGCCTTCATCTAGTAGTAATAACTCCCCGCAATCAGGGCAAACTCCATACCTAGCTTTACCACCTTTGGTTTCAGGCATATCCTCTGTGTAGAGCTTTAGTAGCTCTTCATTACCAAGGATAGTAAGTACTGCATGACCCCACTCTGCCAGGTTCTTTGTTGGAACCTTACGGAGCTGTTTTTCACCAGCCCAATCTAAGGACTGTAACATATCTCTGAAGTCTTCGTAGAGTGCTTCTAAATCTTCTCTACGGTATAGAACTCCTTCTACCATGTAGGTAGCTGGTGTTCTTTTAGCCTGACTATTATTGGCGTCATTTTCAGCCTTTACCTTATCGTAAGGCTTGTTGTATTCCCTCCAGAGCTGTGCTTCTCGGTTAGTTCCGAGCATTTTGTCTCTTTTACGGAGACTAGCAGCCTGCCTCTGTATTCTCCTATAGTAGCTCTCTTTGCGTAGAGCTTCTATGAGTTCCTGTACGTCCCTACGCTCTTCATAGTCATCAATATCCTGTACTAGCTGCCAAGGTTTTCTGTTGAACTCCTTGTACACGTCTAGAGCGTACTGCTCTCTTGTGCTTACCTTAACGGTTCCATCTAGTAGGAATACTGCTTTGTTGTTTGTTTCATTAATAGTCATTTTAATTTCTCCTTTTTCAATAAATATAACTTATTAACATTAACTTACTTATTTGCTAGAGCATTGTCTCTAGCTACTAGAGCATCTGCTCTAGCCTGTCTGGTAAAGTCTACCTTGACATATTCTTTACCTTCCTTACTAACCTCGTGAGTTAGCAAGGTGATTACAGTTTTATCACTTCCTTCGTGATATAACTGCTCTAGGGAATTCACCCTGAGTTGGTCTAATAGACCTTTTAGTATCAGAGGTAAGTGCTTACGCACATCCTCTGGTAATTTTGTGAAGAACACTACCTCATTGTAGTGTTCTTCTGTTATAAGGTTTTTAGCCTCAAGCCTGAACTTGAGACCTCTAACCTTATTTGTGTTAACGAACTCTACAGCTTTGTACTGTAGTTTGAGAGCTAGAAACTCCATGTCTGGTTCCAGTAGCTCTGTTACGGACACGTCTATTCTGATGTCTCCATACTGCTGGAAGAATAGTTCCATTGAATTAACTTGCTGTGTCTGTGGCTTATTAGTCATATGTGCCTCCTTTGCCATCTCATTAGAAGTAACGTGCTCAAATCTTTTAGTGTTTGCCATGATATTTACCTCCTATCTGGCTAATAAAATAAAATATAATCTAGCTCACGTATGGAGCTTGCGTAATATGTGGCGGCGACTGTATGACATGGGGGTCGGGTTTAAAAATCTATATATAAGGTTATATTTATATATGTATGTAATTACCTTTATGTTTGTGTGTTTCTAGTAATAACACACAAATTTTTGAAATTTAAAAATCCCACACCCCCTCCCACCTAAAAGTCCTCCCCCTCACCTTAAAAGCATGTTATAATGTCTACATATTATAAGGAGGATTAATTATGGAAATCACAATTAAAGCAAACGAGCAGTCACTAGACCTAACAGTAAAAGGAGATATCAACTTCGAGGACTTCATGACCATACTGCTTTCAACCATGCAGGGGCAGCTAAACAGCATGTTTGAAGATGCAGCAAAGGAAATGTCCGAAGAAGATGTCTTTGCACTAAAGGCTGGAGTTTACGACAGACTCAACTACGCTTTCGCACAGATTCTAGATAACATACTTCCACCATCTGATGACTTTAATGAGAAGCTCACAGCGGAAGCTATCCTAAAAGCAGAGAACGAGATCATTCAGGAAGAGTATGATAAGCTCCCGGATGAGGTAAAGCACTCACAGATAGAATTTCCAAAGCAGCAGCTTGAGATTGTAGAGGACGAAGATGCTTAAAGACATAGACCACTTCCTTGCAGAGGAAGATTTAGGGCTAGAGGAGATAGATTTATTAGCAGAGAGGATGCAAAGGTGTCCTCGCTGCGGAGCTCCTTGGCAAACTACTTTAGCCTTAAACGAAGGTCCGTCTGAATTTTGGAAAGAGTGCAGTAACCCAAAGTGCAATACGTATCTAAATACGTATATGCCTCAGGCACACCAGTTCGAGTTCCACGAGGACGGGCATAGATTTAAAGCTAACTGCGGAGGGTAGAAAATCCGTAGCCCTCGGTAAATTCGGCAAAATCGGTAGAAGACTAGAACAGTTAATACCGAGGTAACTAACACCTTAACAAGTGTTAGCACCGTAACGCATAGGTGGTGAAACTCTAGTTAGAGAATATAATCCACCCACGAGTGCCGAACTGTTATGTAGCTTGACTCTACAAAACATAATTGTTACACTTAAAAATAAAAAAAGGCAAAAGCTAAAAGGAGACTATTATGTTTAAGGATGTCAAAGGATTTGAAGGATTATATAAGGTAAATGAAGAAGGAGTAATAGTAAGTACCCCTAGGAATGGGAATGGGTATAAGGAACACATTATGAGCCATTCCACAGATTCAGACGGGTATGCGGTGTGTAAACTGCGTAATAAAGATAAAGTTATTACTAAAAAAATACACAGAGCTGTTGCTGAAGCACACCTACCTAATCCAGATAATAAGCCTCAGATTAACCACAAGGACGGAAATAAAAAGAACAACCACATAAGCAACCTAGAATGGGTTACTGCTTCTGAAAATATTAGACATGCTAGAAGGCTAGGCTTACAGAAGACACAAGGAGAAAAAGCTGTAAGACAAGTTGATAAACAAACAGGTGCTACACTAGCGGTGTTTAGAAGTATGAAAGAAGCAGAGCGACAAACAGGAATAGGTTGGACAGGTATTTCCGCAACTGTACGAGGAGTACGTAAAAGTGCAGGTGGTTATATATGGGAGCTACATACAGAAAATATATGCTGAACTACATAGGGATATGTAGAGCTATAGGACAAAAAGCCTATAGGGTAACAACATTGACGGTAGTGGAAAAACGCTTACATCAAGGCAGGAGATTTATAAGCACATCTTTTTGACTCCTAACGGGACTGGAGTTATTGGAGCTAACGTAAGTTCGCAGTACGAACAGACAATTAAGAGGGAAATAGAAGCAGACATACCTAAAGCGTTTATAGCAAAGGTACACACCCAGAAGAACTATTACGAGTTTAAGAACGGGTACAGACTTCTATTTAGACCTTTTGATGACCCTGACAAACTGCGTTCTTATAACGTAGATTTGTTTGTAATTCTGGAGGCGTCTGAAGTAAAGCAAGCCAGCTTTACGCAGCTAAAAACGAGACTACGTAATAAGGCAGCTATGCTTCAGAAGAAAGACGAGGACGGGTCACTTCTATTTAGAAAAGCCAAGAACGGAGCCAAGATTCCTGTTATAGAGCAGGAGTGGCTTGAGGGGATTATTGAGAGTAACCCGGACGCAGGCTGGATTAGAGACGAGGTGCTTTTAAACTCCGAGGAGATATATAAGCACGGGGATGTTCTGGATGAGATTCACATAGAAGAATCCAGGAGAGACCCTATGATTTCTACGCACATAACTGCAACATCAGCTAACGAGTTTCTACCTGCAGACTTTATAGAGCAGAATACAAAGAACAAACCGTTATGGTGGGTTAATAGGTTTATATACGGGAGCTTTCTTTACGCAGAGGGGCTTGTATATCCAAACTACGCAAAGTGTTTTGTTGTTGATTATGATATTCAA